GTTCTTTCGGATGCAATATTCGGTATCCTTCACCCCTGACATTGGCAATGGCGATCTGATGAATTTCAAGAAGCTCATTTTTGAACCCGTCCATTGCTGCCAAAAACTCGAATTGATATTTCTGGAAGCTGTCAAATGTTCCGGCTATTGGTCTTTTGATCTTGAAATTTTCATGAATCCAGTCCATTGTCAATAAATCACCTTCTTTGAAATTTGCCGCTGCAATTTCAACAGCCCCTTTCCATGCTGGAAAAGTAAGTTGCTCGTTTATATTTCCAAGTGATTCCGAATCGTTTATTATTTGTGGTTCCATATTGTGCCCCTTTTGTTTAAAGTTACCCTGCCAGATCTTGCCCTAACTCACTCTGCACCGCCCAACCGCACCCGACACGGCCCTACTCTACTTCCCTACATTGCCGCACCCCGCCGTGCATTGCCCGAACTTACCAAGCCACGCCTCACGTCTCCCCGCTTCGCCAAACGCTATTTTCCTACCCTGGCTTGCATCGCACGGCCTAACTCAACACCGACAGGCCCCGCATTGCCCCGTTTATATTGCAGAAACAGCAAACCGACCGAATGATCCATTTCCTTTTCCGGGCCGAAAATCACCGATACCGATGTAAGAACCGGCATTTTCAGCGGAAAGAAGGATTTGGTCAACGTCAATAATTTTCGTATCAAAATGAACGTCAACGGTCAATGCCCATTCGTGAAATATCGGGCGGCAACGCATATTCCTGGATTGCGACACCACCACAGACCGGATATCCCGAAATTTGGGATTTTCCCAGAGCTTTTCTTGAGTACGTGGGCCGTCATATTCCAGTTTGATTTTATCGGCCAGGATCATAGTTCCCTTTTGCAGAGTTGTTCCGAGCTTGTTCATTTTTCCGCCCGCCACTATGGATGCGCGAACATTCAGGCCGGGGATATACGGGCCAATTATCGCATCAAAATACATGCCCATTGTCCAGTCCATCCGGGCCAGTTCTTCGTAATCTTCATCAGTTTTTTTCTTTTTTCCGGTGATAACCTTCATTGCTTTTGTTCCAGGATCAAGAGGATTTGCCCCTCGTTCGCTGTGCATTAAAAGCGGTGATAATCCAACTAATTCAAGTTTTTCGATTGCCGCTATTTATTCCATGATTTTGTCGTAAGCCACAAGTGACGCCGTTTTTGCAGCCGTCATAGCGATTTCTTGGACTTGTTTGATTTCGTCTTTCAGCATGTTTTTTCTCCTTAAGCGGCCATGTTTCAGACCGCTTTAGATTACGCTATGGCCGTCGGGGGAGTTGTCTGTTGATACCTTGCGCCGTCCAGCATGTACAGCACAGATACGATATTGCCAGCATCGCCAGCGGCCGCACCGAGCTGAATCCACGGACGCCCGGCGGTAAGAATTGAAGCCGGAATGTAAAAGCACACAAGGGCGTTTCCACCTGCTACGCCGTTAATGGTATAGGTAAGCGCGTCAGTTTCACGGGTCATTGCATCAGTTGTTTGACAGGTGAGATTGCTCCAAATTGGAAATTCTGCACCCGTGGTAATCGGATATGTACCGGCAGCGGCTTCAGCAGCGGTTGCTCCTTCATGCACGGTCAAGACAAGATGATTCGCATCGACCGCAAAATCTTCATGAACAATAATCAGACACCCTTTTGCGTTTTTCAGTGAAATAGCATCGGAGGTATCGGCCAAAGCATTTGAAGCTACAGGCTCATGGCCTTCAATCAGGGGGAACATTTCAGGGCAAAGTCTCATGGTATTTTCTCCTTTAAGCCGGGACTATGCCCGGCGTTTTGTTATGAACGAGTTTCAAGGGTGATAAAATGTGATTGCGTAGCCGTTGCGCCGCCTTTGTATGGAGTCAAATAAGTTGCCCGCACGGGTTGTCCATCGATGCGAAGCACAAAACGGAATGCGCTCTCATCATAGATAAATCGGACATGAATTGACATATCCGCTTTAATGCCGCCCTTTTCAGCGATTACGTAACCGTCGGCAAAGTTGCCCAGAACGATATCACCGGCGGTTCCCAAGGCACTTGCCTGTTCAATGGCAATCGCGGGAAGTCCTTTGATTTGAGCATACGGAGCACTGTTCATGCCGCCTGGGGGAAGATAAACCGGAATGCCACCCGTCCCAACAGAATAGGAAAGCTGAGCCAGTTGCGGTTCGATCATCTGGTTGTAATACCAGACGTAGTTACCAGTTTGACGGGCAAAACGCCGTGCATACATTTTGTCGATGTTCTCGGCAAGGATTGTGGCCGCTGTTTGTCCTGACTCTTTGGATACCGTAACCAGTGAGCCGGAATTCATGATTCCAAGCGGTTGACCGGCTCCGGTTCCATTATACATGGCCTCGTCAACCTGGAAACCAAATTCACCAATGAAAGACCTTCTGATAATTTCTTCAAGCTGCGCCGCATCGTCAAGGTTTTCGTCCGTTGCGTAACAAAGCCCGATCAATTTTTGCAGGTTCAGTTCAATCCGCCGGAACTTGGGTCTTGATTTGGTTTTCTCTTCGGCTTCAGATGCCCAATACGCCACTACTCCACCGTAACGACTGGATACCCTGGACGTTTCATCCACGCCGTTGATAACGGTTCCGTTTGCATTACCGGAAATCGGAATTCTACGCCCTACTCTGGACGACAGGATTCCGGTATCGAAAACCTCCTCCAGAAGCCCCGCCGCAAAGTCCTGTTGAACCAAAAACCCGCCATCGCTTGGGGTTGTCTCGTTCAGTCCAGAAGCAGCTGCGTTAAAAAGCCTGGGATCAACACGACCGCCCGGAAGTCCGGCAGACATTACGCAGGCAAGCTGTTGGCCGAAAGATTCAAACTTATCCTTTTTCTGATTTTCCGGCGTTCTCTTGGGGGTATTTTTCGGCATGGTCTGGGAGTCCTGGGGTTTTTCCAGCATGGCATTAACCCGTTCTTGACGTTCCATTGTAGCGACCATTTTGTTCAGTTCTTCCACGGTGTCCAGAATTTCGTTTTTCAAGCTGATTTCCTGATCGTTCAATTCCCGGCTTTCGGCGATTGCTTTTACATCAAAATCAGCCGATTTTTTCATAAGGTTTCGAATATCCTCTTTGTACTGTGATATAGTTTTCATTCGTTGTCTCCTAATTGGTTGATGGTGCCATTATTTCCGCCCTGATAAGCAAGTCGCTGACTCGATCTTTCTTTTTTGCAATAGGGATTACCACGGCAGCCTCACGCTGATCCGCTTCAGGTGCAACGTCTCGTTGATCACCCTTAAATCCGTTCGCAATAATAGACTTTGCCATACCCTCAGAACACCCGCCATCACGGAGGATGCGCTCTATGGTCCTTGCGTCTGGCTTTTCTTTTTTTGCTGATATATTTTCAGGGATGCGCTGAAATTTTGCTTTTTGCATGACCGGAACAAACTTGACACATGCGCTCATATCGGCCTCGCCTGAAATTTCATCAATAAACCCGGCTTCGAGCGCTTCTTTTGCGGTAAGCCAGGTTTCGTTTTTCATCATTTCGTCAATTTCATCATCTTTTTTCCCGGTCTTGCCCATGTAGGTAGTGGCGATTGAGACGTTGACTTTATCGAGTTTTTCGGCAAAGTCCCGCATATCATCCGAATTACCAAACACCGCTCCGGATGCCTTATGAATCATAAACAAGGCATTTTCAGCCATAACAACCCGATTGCCCGCAAGGGCAATCACAGAAGCGATTGAAGCAGCCAGTCCGTCAATATACGTGGTCACGTTTGCCGGATGCTGTTTCAGAAGGTTATGAATCGTGATGCCATCGAACACCAGCCCGCCTGGGGAGTTGATATGCAAATCAATCTGGCTTGATTTAATGGCCGACAATTCCTTTTGAAAACCTTTGGCCGTTATGCCGGACCCGTCCCACCAATTTTCTCCGATCTCTTCGTATATCCAGATTTCGGACTTATCGGTTTTACTTTTTATCTCAAACCACTTTTTCATGATCGGCAATCCTCAATATATTTTTAGGTTTTGGCCCCTGTATTTTCACTGGTTCGGCTTCTTTTGGCTCGTTCTGGTTGCCCTGTCGTTCGAGATATTGGTCAATTTTTGACAGCGGGAGCATATTTAAGGGAATAAATCTTTCGTCTCCACCTTCTATTGGATCAAAGCCCTCTTTTTCTGCAATCATGTTTATTGACATGGCCCCGATACCAAACATTGTCCGGTAATATTCAGCCCGCGCCGCAGGATCGCCCCTGAGAAGTCCATCAACGTTGTGCCGGGTAAAAAGTTTCTGTTTGTATCGCTCGTCTTTGCTCAAAAGCTGCATGTTATATGCTTGTTCAAGGCCGATAAGCACGGGCATGATTGAATCTGTGACGAAAGATATTTGTTCTTGTGCAATATTGTTAAAGGATGATTTTGTCATTTCCTTCAGTTTGTGGACCGGAAGATTGAACCATCTGGCAATCTCTGAAATCTGGAATGTCCGGCTTTCAAGAAATTGCGAATCTTCCGGGGGGATGCCGATCTTTTCAAGCTTCATGCCTTCTTCAAGGATCATGAGCTTGTGAGCTTTGGCAAGCCCTTCAGACGTACCTGAAAATGATTCCCTGATGTTTGTTCTTGCCTTATCATCCAGCTTTCCAGGATGCGACAACACGCGCCCGACGTGAGTACCCTGCCCAAAGTACAACGCCCCGAAAGTTTCAAGTGCCATGCCCAGACCAAACGATTTTCGCGCCATCGCCACAACCGAATAGCCAACCATGCCATCAAAACCCAATCCGGGAATATGCAGAACCTTTTCACGCGGCAGGATTACTTTTTCACCATCAATGCTGATTTCATAAAGCACTTGGGCATTTTCACGGTATGGCCGTACCCTGTCCGGCGAAATAGGCCACAACTCGACAATTTCCCCGTATCCATTCCGCACGATTTCAGCGTATGAATTACCCCACAACAAGCCATGAGCGATTGACACTTCACGGCCTGTTTTGGCGCTCATGTAAGGATTAAATTCGTCATGAAGGACGCGATATAGTTTTTTATCTTCAACGTGGAGGGTTTTTTGCTTGTTGGATCTGAGAAGGTGGAGCGGAAGAGTTGAAATTGTGCCAGAATACAGGTTGACAGCGTTCCAAATCGCGCTATAGTTCAGGGCCGTGGACTCTGTGACGACCTCGCCAGAAAGTGACTGAGAGCCGCCCATATTCCAGAGCGACCGATCCCATGCTTTAGGATCAGATAAGCCAAGATTGCGGATTTTGCCGAGAATGCTCATTTTTGGCCTCTGTCAAGCCATCCAAGGCCCAAAAGCATCAAAAGCGCACCGCAAACAGCGAAGGCAGACCAATTGCAATACTGATAAAGCCCGTACCCAATTGACGCCATGCCGCCGAAAACGAGGATATCCCGCAAATCAAATGAATTATAAACCGAAGAAAAAAAAGACTTGATTGAGTTTTTAATGGTCTCGATGTTTAGCAAATAATCCCGCCTTTTTTTAGTATTGGCCGGATTATGCAATATTGCATATTTAAAAATCAAGTGTATTTTTGCTTGTTATTTCAGATATGTGGAAAAATGCGACAATAATATGAAAATTTTACTTGATAAAAAATTATAATGATGCTATGTTTTATCAAAAATAGAAAGGAGGTGTTACCTTGACAATAAAAGAAGTTGAATGCTTGATCAAAAAAATAAAATATATGCTGCCGAAAACCCTGAAAAAATGAGGGCTGCTTGGCGAAAATATAGTAAAAAGCGAATGTCAACACCAAAGGGCAAAATTAATAATTCTATCTCT